TCATCAACCGGGGATGATTAATCTATCCCGCCTGTGAAAAACCTTGACCGCTACATTTATGGGGATTGATGATGGACGATCTTTCTGGCGGCAAAGAACAATCATCCCCGGTTGATGATTACGTCAACTTCCTTTCGCAGGGAGCGGGCCAAAATCCACCAGCGGGCCAAGCCAAGCCAAAGGACGAAACTGTTGACGATTACGTCCAGTTTCTCTCCGGCGAAAAGAACGCGCCGAAAGGCAAGACGGAAACCGCCCTAGAGGGCATTTCCGACGACGAGAAGGCATACCGCCAGCAGATCGAAGGCTACATGCCTGAAGCCCGTAAGCGGGTTAAGGAGATTGGGCTGCCCAGTGCCGTTCTGTATGGGGATTACCCCATTTTGACCTCCAACGTCGTTGGGGCGGGGTTGGATGTTCAAGCCCTGTTTGACGGTAAGGGCAATGACTACACTGAGCGTCGGCGCGACCTTGGCGCACGGGAAGAGGCTCTGCAACGCGCTGCGGGAGAAGCCTACCCGTGGACCAAATTCACCGCAGAACTGGCGGGTGGTGCTGCTCTACCACTGGGCGTTGGATCAAAGGTAGCGCAGGGAGCGGGCGCTTTAGGAAAGGCGGCAATCTACGGGGCTGAAGGCGCTGGCCTTGGTGCTGCCACCGCTGCCTCAGAAAAGGTCGGTACGAAGCCTGTATCAGAACAGCCTGACATTGAATCATCCGCCGTCACTGGCGGCATCCTTGGCAGTGGGTTGTCTCTTTTTGGGTCCGGCGTTGCCAAAACTTGGTCGAAACTAGCTCCTGATTGGCTCCAATCATTTACAAACGATTCCGTTGCGAAACAGATCGCATCACGCATTGCGAAAAACGAAGCGGATGGCACCGCCACAATGACGGTTGACGAAGCGAAAAGGGCAATCGCCAACGGTCAGGATGTTACGGTGTTTGATCTTCTCAACTCGGAAGATCAGCAATGGCTGAAGAACAGGATGAAGGGCCGTACGGACGCTTTGGACGGCTACAACAACGTGCTTGAGCAGCGCCTCGCTGGGGCCGATGACCGGTTTGATAATGCGCTTAAAAGCACATTGGGGACGACGGAGGACCTCAATCTTGCGGATATGAGCAAGAAATCAGAGGATTATGCAAAGCAGCTTAACAATGAAAACTACGCCAAGGCATTGACGCCGGAAAATGGTCGTGGCGTTTGGAATCCTCAATGGGAGGAGCAATTCCGCGATAGCAATGCCGTATCCGCTGCCAAAGGGGCGGATAAATTCATGTCCGATCTCAACTTCGGGCAGTTTCAATCGCCTCTTGGCCGCGTCGGCAGCACAAGCATCGACACGCTGGGTCTTTCCGCGCCAGCAAAATCCGCGCTTCAGCGGGTGGGCGTAAATACTCTTGATGATGTCGCCTCCCTTGGTCAAACTGGGCTGAAGGACATATTCACAACCCCTGCGAAAGCGCCGTCGTTGATAGACGCTCTTTCGGAAGAAGTTGGCTTGCCTAAGGACTTTCTCGCAAGCATGAGCGATAAGCAGCTTGCGGCCCTCGCAAAGACAAACAACGTTGTTCCGAAAGCGCAGCCAGCTACCGTTACCCCTGAGGCTGCGGCGGCTATTCGGGAAATCAACGGCGCGATGATGGACAAAAACCTCAACCGCCTTACGCTGACAAACCCCGACAGCATGAACACCCAATGGCTGAACGCGTACCAACAGAACCTCTGGAAGGCCAGACAGGATTTGAAGGCTGGCGGTTCGCAGAACACTCCGTTTGTCAATCGGATGGACAACTACCGGAATGAAATCGTCCAAGGATTGAAAGGCCCGACCCTCGCAGACGGCTCAAAAAACCCGTATTACAACCCTGCCACCTACAACCCTGCGTTTGAAGAAGCCCACAATTTTGCGGCGCAAGATTTTCGTGAAAAAGGCGCTTTCACGACGGGCATGGAGTTTTACAAGCAGTTGAATGATGGGCTTCGGTCCAGCAAAATGTTGCAAAATGTCAACAAAATGAACCCGGAAGAGCAAAACCAATTTGCTCAAGGCATCCTCGCGCAGATGAAGTTCCTTGCGACGGAGACGGGTAAGCCGCTTGATTACAACAAACTGAGGAAGTGGTTCGGCAACACCTATGTTACCGGCGCACTTCGTAAGACCTTGGGTGATGAGAAGTTTTACCGCCTTCAGGACTTTGTGAAGGCGGAGTCCGTCATGCAGCAAAGCCTTGGAAAGCTGCGGGATTTGGAAAAGTCAGCCCAATCCGGCGACCGCACAAGGATTGGCATTTTCTCAAAAGACGCTGCTCTTGGCGGCTTAAGTTGGCTTATTGACTCCAAAGCACCCATACTTGGCGTTTTTTATAACCATGTGATCGCACCATACTTTGGATACCGCCTTGCGAAGCAGTTGCGTTCCCAACTTGAGTCCGGTGACATGGGCAAACTGTCGTCCGTCATGGACCGTATCATGGCGAACCCGAACGCAAAGTCTGCTTTGATGCACACAATGCAACGGCTGGGCGTTATGACCGCTTTGCATTCAAATTCCCCCGGAGCACAGCATATGCTCGGCCTTGCGGAAGAGCATAAGCGTCAGTCAAAACCCGCCATTGGCCCGTACGCCTCTGGCGGCTTTGTAAGTGAACATCCCGCTAACATGGTTCACGGCGTCCATGTTGGGAGCAACGTTGTATTCACGGGAGGTCTGTGATGGCTGATGACGGCATTCGCGCTTACCAAGGCGGACCTCACTCTGTTGGCGAGGAAGGTTATTCCGACGAATGGATTGGCTCTGGCGAAGGCGCACAAGCCTACGGCCACGGGCATTATTTTGCGGAGCATGAACCCGTTGCGATTAAATACAGGGATAAGTTGGGCGGGGTACAAATGTCCCCCTATTACCTTGACCTTATTAAAAAATATTACACGCCGGGAAATATTGTCCCATCGTATTCTGGTAGAACAAAAATATTGGATTCAAAATTTGAAGATAATGGATTTTTAAAACACGTTGTTGCTATGCCAATTGATAAAGAAGGCAAGTCAACTCAAGTTCGTCCAAACGTACATCAGACAATCCCAAGGGCTGAAGAATTGATGGGTTTCTTTGGCCGTGAAAATGTTGATAAAGCCAAATTATACCAACCCGCTGGACACATGCACGAGGTTCGCATCAACGCGCATCCTGATCATTTTTTGGATTGGGATAACCCCATCGGTGATCAAAGTCAGCACGTATGGGATAGTTTGTATAATTCAAAAAGAGAAAACCAATCGTTGTGGAATGTTTTCAAAGAGCATATTGGCTCCGAACAACCAATGGGTGAATTTTATCGAAAGGTCGCCGTAAGGCATCCTCGTGGATATGCCGGAGCAACTGACTTTTTGCAACGTGCTGGAATCCACGGAATAAAATACCTTGACCGTAGCAGTCGGAACACCGGACAAGGCACTTACAACTACGTCGTGTTTGATCCCAAGCGCATCGAAATCAAGCGCCGCTATGAATATGGCGGCATGGTTGATGGTTACGAGGAGGGTGGTTTTATTTCCAAATTGGAAAACCGCATTCGTAACGAACAAGGCCATGTAGCGGCAAAACGGGTTCAACGCGCTGCGGATGAAATCCCCGGTTTGGAAAAAATGTACACCCCAGATGCTTTACAAAGAGCGTTTGAAGATCGTGCTGCGCTTGCGTCAATGCCGCCTGAAAAGTTTTTGAAACTTGCTTTGCGTCTTGAAGACGAGGGTGGCCGTTATTATGAGGATGACAAAGGCAATAAGTTAACTCAAAAAGAGTACGCGGATTTTCTTGCTCACAAAGCCCGCACAACAGGGTTGAGTGATGTTCCATTTTTGGGAATAAAAAACTTTGAAGAAAAAGGAAAAAGAATCGTTAGGGGGGATCCTTATATATTCTCGCATGAAGGTCGCCACCGAAATCTTGGAATGCAACGCGCAGATATTTCAAAAGGACTTGTTAGCGTGTTTCCAAACGGAGAAACAGAAAAATTAAATAAAATTGGTAAAAGAATTAGCACACCTGAATTTGTGGAAAAAATGAATGAACTTGTCGGCCCATCGCGAATGGTGTCGCCGCAAACTATTTATTCAAAAAATCCAAAAATTCTTCACGCTCTTCCAAAAGAAGAAATGCCTGAATTTTACGACAAAGGTGGCCGCACAAAACGCGCAACGGGCGGTCGTATTCCCGAAGTGGATAAGCTGTTCAAATCCGCCAAAAAGGAACTTGACGGCACCACCAAGCCAATGCTCGCGGTTGATGACGACCACATCGTCAAAGCCCTTCGTATCATGCAAGGAAGGGTTTGATGGACCCGTTTACCATCCTCGCTGGTGCAACTGCCATTTACAATGGACTTAAATCGGCAGTCAGTGCCGGTGAGGATGTCGTGCAGACAGCCCACCGCGTCGGTAGCCTCATGTCCGAGGCATCCAAAGTCATTCAACTTGTGTCAATGCCGCACAAGAAAAGGCTGTTTCAGTCAACTGCTGACTTTGAAGCGGAGGCGATGAGGCGGTACAGCGCCAAGATGAAAGCAAATCAGTTGGCGTTGGATGCAAAGAACCTATTTGTGTCCATGCACGGCAAGGCAGCGTGGGATCACATCCAGAAACAAGTCACTGAAATGCGTAAAGAGGCCGCTCGTCAGGCAAGAGTTGAAGCAGAAATCGCAGAAGAAGCAAAAAAAGATGTTATTTTTGCTATTTGCTTGGTAGGTGGTTTAATTACGGCTATGGGCATCGTTGGTGTCATTCTCATTATTCGCGGAGTTAGATGATGGACGAAAATCACTTTGACTTTGGAAAGATCATCAACATGGCCTTCCCCGTCATTGTGGCGGCTATTGGGTGGCTTCTGTCCCAAATTACAACCTTAAACACCAAGGTGCAGGATTTGGAAAGCAAAATGCCCGCGCTGATTACGGCAAACGGCGTCCCTACCGACAGCCCAATTTCGGCGGAAGCACGTTACCGCCTTCGCGATGAACTGACCAAAGAGATCAACGAATTGATGGTCCGGGTAAGGATTCTGGAAAAAGTAACGGAAGGCAAGTGATGGATCTCCTTAAAACATTTGGACCCCTGCTTGGATCAGTCGCGCCAGCCATCGCCACGGCCCTAGGAGGCCCGCTGGTGGGCATGGGCGTCAAGGCCCTATCCACCGCACTACTCGGCCACGAGAACGGCACAGAAGACGATTTAGCGGCTGCTTTGGCTAACCCCACAGGCGACCAGCTTGCGACGTTGAAGAAGATTGACGCTGATTTCAAAACGCAGATGAAATCATTGGACATCGACTTGGAGCGCATCGCCGCCAGTGATCGTGATTCAGCCCGTCAGATGGCTATCGCCACCCATGACTTCACGCCTCGTGTTCTCGCCGTAGCGATTGTTGCCGCATGGGCGGTCATTCAATGGTTCATGTTGCACAACGTCATTGATGCCAGTATGCGGGAACTTGTCGCGCGTGTCCTCGGCACTTTGGATGGCGCATTGATGCTCGTTTTGTCCTACTACTTTGGTTCAGCCCACAAACACGAAGATCCACCAAAATGAAAGATAACTTTGAACAGTGCATCGCCCTTGTCCTCCGTGAGGAAGGCGGCTTCGTAAACAATCCGCACGACCCCGGCGGCATGACCAACATGGGCGTGACCAAAGCCTCATGGGAAATGTACGTACAACATCCGGTGACTGAGGATGAAATGCGGAAGCTGACATTGGCGGATGTCATTCCGTTCTACCGCACGAACTATTGGGACACGATCAGGGGCGACAGCCTTCCCGATGGCATCGACTATGCTGTGTTCGACATGGCGGTCAATAGTGGCGTAGGACGCGCAGCGAAGACCCTACAGGCCGTTCTTGGTGTTAAAGCAGATGGCAGCATTGGACCCGCTACAATCGCCGCCTGTGAGGCTGCAAACGCGCGTGATGTGACGACGCAGTTCTGTGAAAAACGCCTCGCTTTCCTGCAAGGACTCCCGACGTGGAATACGTTTGGGAAAGGTTGGGGAAGCAGGGTTGCGCGTGTGGAGGAATTGGCGTTTAAGATGGCTTCGTAGGCGGTTCTCCTCCCTTTCTCCCGCCTATGTGACTTGGGCCAGCCACGGGAAAATGGCTGGCCCCTTTTTATTCCACCGGTACAGTCACGATGTATTTGCAGTTTTCCACCACCGGAAGGTTGGAACCATTGCCCCTGTACAAGCGTTCGCTATCCATCCAACCGAGGTCCTTCAGTCCCTTCACCGCCCGGATCACGGTGCTGCGGTTCATGTGAGCCGCCTCCGCCAATTCCTCGTATGTGGCGGTAAACTCCCCCGTCCCAAATGCGTCCATAACTCGGAGCATCAAGACCTGTTCACGGGGCTTAGCATTGACGGTCCAAATCACCGTACGGATCATCTTGGTTATTTCGTCCATGATCTGGCACCCATGTTGGTTTGATCACATACCTTTCCAGTGTCGGATTGGACTGCGCTCTGACGAAGGGGTTTTGATACGTCCATACCTCACCCGTTTCGTTGATTACGCAGACCCACATCAGGTGATGCTCCTCGCCGTAGTCGATCAGAAAGTGCGCCAGTGCAGGGCCTTTAGGCGTCAATACGGGCATCGTTGGATTGAGTTGGAGGATCATCAGTTTGCGCTCCGGCCCATCTCAAGGATGTGCTTCAGGTAGTCCTGCGTGATGTGCTTGACCTTTTCAAACGTGATGTTCAGGTCTTTTGTCTCCAAAATGTTCCTGTTCATCATGCAGATGATGAGCATGAGGGCTACGGAGTGCGCTACGATCACGTCCCCCATGTTGGAAAAGTCAGGGTCGTTCTTCACCATCTCCTCGGCGGATTCATTGACGAAGAATGATAGCTTGTCCGCCAGTGGGAATGCGTAATCAAACACGTTCTCCAACGGGCTTCCGGTCTTGTTTTCGGGCGGTGGCCCATCAGTCAGAATGAATGTCATTTTGGCGTTCTCCTTACGATTGTGCCGTCCATTTTTCTTTTGAGGCCAGATCCTTTACCAAAAGGAAGTGGCGTCCTTGATACCTTAACTCCAAGGTGGCGTATCTCACGCCGTTTAGCTTTTGCAATGTTAGCCACATCGTCAGTCGTCTTCGTTCGATGGCAAACGCTATGCGCGAGTTCCCAGTTTTCCTCGCTATCTTCTCCGCCCATCGCAAGAGGAATACAATGATCGATATCCCAGCTTTCGCCCACATTGATTTTACCCCCACAGATATGGCAGATCCCGCCACGTTTTTGGAACAGTGCCACCCGCGTCTTTGCGGATATGGTTTTCCGTTTCACCACGGCGCGTCGTCACCAAACGGGTCGCTTTGTTTCAACGCAAGGCTAGGTTGCGGCTGGCTTTGGAAACTGCTGGTAGGTTTCTTCTCCGTCACCTCGCTGTCCATTTTACCCGCAAGGAACGTCGTTCCCCGTGAGGATGTTTTATTCCACATAACAATTTCGTAGTCCTTGCCCTCAATGCGGATCTTCCCCCGCCAATCAGGCTGCTTATCTTTGCTTTTCTTTTCATTCGGGAACAACACAACGTCCCCATCTGCCAGTTCATATGCCATGTCATTTTCCTTTTTTTGCAGCGGAGCGTTGGCGTTGCTGCGTTTTGCGTTTCTTTTCCATA